CCGCGCTCAGTTCGCTGCACTGCTCGATGCGCCAGCGGCTGATCACCTCCTGCTCCGGATCGGCTTCGCTGTTTCCGTTGACGAAGTTCACCGCATCCAGAAAGCGGGCGTAAACCTTACGCCGGACCACCGTTCCGCCGACCAGACTCTGCAGATCTTCCGCCATCCCGGTGATCATGCCGTACAGGTTAGAAACCGTCAGCGTGGGGCGCGTACTGGTGCCTTTGCCATTCAGTTCAAAACCGCTCCCCTGAATGGGATACGGCTGATACTGTCGCCCCTGCCAGGTGACCGGCTCACCTTTTTCGTTCTGCTCATTACAGAAAAAATAACGTTCTCCACCGACCTCTGTCAGGTCGATTTCCCAGAGCACCACGCTGGCCGACTGCTCCGCACGGGTGCATTCATTCAGTGTTTCCTGCCGGATATCCTGCATCAGTTCACCACCTGTTCAAACTCTGCGCTGAACTCAACACGCAGCATACTGACCCGCGACGACCATTTTGCGCAGGTCACCTTTATCTGCCGCCACTCATAAGGCGGCGTCCACAGAAAGGATTTCCAGCCCCCGTGCTCTTCCAGAAACGACTCCAGTACCGTGGCCTCCTCACGGGGGACAGAAAGCGTCACGCTGTACGTTTTCAGGTTGGCATTCAGCCCGGCAGGCGCTCGCTGAGAATAGCCATCACCAAAGCGCACCTTTCTTACAGAAGGGACCGAAGCCACATCCATACCGGGTTTCACTTTCCAGCGGAAGGTCTTCATCGTCCACCTCCGGAGAACAGGCCACCATCACGCATCTGTGTCTGAATTTCATCACGGGCACCCTTGCGGGCCATGTCATACACCGCCTTCAGAGCAGCCGGACCTATCTGCCCGTTCGTGCCGTCGTTGTTAATCACCACATGGTTATTCTGCTCAAACGTCCCGGACGCCTGCGACCGGCTGTCTGCCATGCTGCCCGGTGTACCGACATAACCGCCGGTGGCATAGCCGCGCATCAGGCGGTACAGGTTGCCGACACCAATCCGGCTGGTTGCCTCCTTCGTGAAGACAAACTCACCACGGTGAACAATCCCCGCTGGCTCATATTTGCCGCCGGTTCCCGTAAATCCTCCGGTTGCAAAATGGAATTTCGCCGCAGCGGCCTGAATGGCTGTACCGCCTGACGCGGATGCGCCGCCACCAACAGCTCCGCCAATGGCGCTGCCGATACTCCCGACAATCCCCACCATTGCCTGCTTAAGCAGAATTTCTGTCATCATGGACAGCACGGAACGGGTGAAGCTGCGCCAGTTCTGCTCACTGCCGGTCAGCATCGCCGCCATATTCTGCGCAATACCATCAAAGGTCTGCGTGGCTGCACTTTTTACCTGCGACATACTGTCCGTGGCGCTCTCTTCCCACTCACTCCAGCCGGACTTCAGGCCTGCCATCCAGTTCCCGCGAAGCTGGTCTTCAGCCGCCCAGGTCTTTTTCTGCTCTGACATGACGTTATTCAGCGCCAGAGGATTATCGCCATACTGTTCCTTCAGGCGCTGTTCTGTGGCTTCCCGCGCTGCCTGCCGGTCAGTCAGCCCCCGGCTTTTCGCATCAATGGCGGCCCGTTTTGCCCGTTGCTGCTGTGCGAATTTATCCGCCTGCTGCGCCAGCGCGTTCAGGCGCTCCTGATACGTAACCTTGTCGCCAAGTGCAGCCAGCTGGCGTTTGTACTCCAGCGTCTCATCTTTATGCGCCAGCAGGGATTTCTCCTGTGCGGATAGCTGGCGACGTTGTGCCGCCTCCTCCAGTACCGCGAACTGATTTTCAGCCTTCCACAAATCCCGGCGCTGCTGGCTGATTTTCTCATTTGCTCCGGCATGCTTCTCCAGCGTCCGGAGTTCTGCCTGAAGCGTCAGCAGGGCAGCATGAGCACTGTCTTCCTGACGATCGCCCGCAGACACTTTCACGCCGGACTGTTTCGGCTTTTTCAGCGTCGCTTCATAATCCTTTTTCGCCGCCGCCATCAGCGTGTTGTAATCTGCCTGCAGGATTCTCCCGTCTTTCAGTGCCTTGTTCAGTTCTTCCTGACGGGCGGTATATTTCTCCAGCGGCGTCTGCAGCCGTTCGTAAGCCTTCTGCGCCTCTTCGGTATATTTCAGCCGTGATGCCTCAGACTCGGCCCAGTCCTTTGCTGCCATCTCTCTGGCCTTTTCAAGATCGGCCTGCAACGTGGCGGCTGAAAGCCCAAGTTGCGCATTCGCTCTGTCCTCCCATGCTCCCCGGAGATTGGCAAGAAATGCTGAGGTTTTACCGCGCCGGTGGCTCCGGCTCTGATACCACTGCCATTTTTTGTCCGCCTCATCAAAAGCCTTTTCTGCTTTCTCCAGCATTCCCTGGGCAGTGTCCGGGCGACCAATATCCAGCACCGAATCCCACATGGATTTGAATGCCCGTGCTGTCCTGTCTGCCCAGGTTTCCAGCGTGCCCATGTTCTCTTTCAGGCGGCGGGTCTGGTCATCAAACCCTTTCGTTGCGGCCTCGTTCGCCGCCTGCAATGCCCCGGCTTCATCTCCGGAACGCTGCAACTGAGCAACATACGCAATCTGCTCCGCCGTCACGTTATGGAACTGCGTGCCATCGCGTCAGCCCGACGTCGGGTCGTGGTCAGCTTCCCGAAGGCTTCAGCGACCTTGTCCACCTCCACGCCGGATGCAGAGGAGAAACGCGCCACACTCTGGCTGATGCCAACTGCCACCCGCACACCGGCATTCACCAGCGCCGTCAGTGACTCGCTGGTCTGGTTAAACGTCAGCCCTGCCGCCTGCCCGGCTCTGGACAGGACCAGCATACGATCTGCCGTCAGCCCGGCCTGATTGCCGGAAAGGACCAGCGTTTTGTTGAAATCGGACAGGGTTGAGTTGCCCTGATACCAGGCATACGCCAGCGCACCGGTCGCCACCGCCAGCGAGGTGGCCCCCACCATCGGCAGGGTGATCGCACCGGCAAGCCCCCGGAACATGGGGATCATCCCGCCGAAGGAGTCCTTCACCTGACCCCCCTGTTGCAGCAGGATCAGCCACGGACTTTGCCCGCCTGCAAGCTGCGTGGCCACGTCAGTGAACTGCGCAGGCAGCATACGCATGGCGGCTTTATACTGCCCGACGGAAACTCCCGCTTTCTGTGCAGCCAGCGCCTGCCGGTTCATTGACTGTTCAACGACTGCCGCTGTTTTTTTCGCATCACTTTCCGTACCGGAAAAATGACGCCTGACTCTGGCCATCTGCTCGTCAAATCTGGCCGCATCCAGACTCAAATCAACGACCAGATCGCCTACCGGTTCAGCCATACCGGACTCCTCCTGCGATCCCTTCTGATACTGTCATCAGCATTACGTCATCCTCCGTCATGTCCGCCACATCCGGGGAAGCGGGGATAACTTCATTCCCGTCCGGGCCAAAGCGGACGCCTCCGGCAAGCCCTGCCGCTTTCTGCATCAGCACATCATCTTCAGGCTCTTCGTCAGCCTCACGCCGGTTCAGCAACTGAAATCCAGCGGATGCATATCCGGATCGCTGAAAAACAGGCTGAGACGGTGTACGTCAGCCCGGAAAAGTGCATATCCAGCAGAACATCATGAAAATAATGGGTACTGTAAAAGCGGTGCCAGTCGGCATACTCCGTGGATGACATCCCGGCAAGCATGGCGCGCCAGTCGGGTCGCCCCATCTCACGCGCCAGTTTCAGGGCAAAACTCAGCTCACCGTCGAACACTTTCCCGCAGAAACAGGCTCTGCTGGCCCGGCGTCATCTGCCTGTTCAGGTGCATCATTCACAACAAACTCAGACATACCGGACAGACGCATTACCACATTTTCAGCCTGAGCAATTGCCTCTGTGGGCCAGGTGGTAAGCACTTCCTGCTCAATTTGTTTAACGGCTTCATTCATGGACGGCATCTTTGTCTTCTGCGGATGGCTATGCCACAGGGACATCGCCACCAGAAAAGCACCGGTTCTGACGAGATCTTCCACGCTCACCTGTCGATTGAGACTGGATCCCGCCTGTTCTGCCTGTCGTTTCAGCAGGGCGAGATGCTCAATCGCTGCAGGGCTGACAGTTCAGAAAGCGTGACGTCACACCGTTATTTCAAATGATTCGGTTTTCAGGAACATCGCTGACTCTCCGGATTAACTGCGGTGACGGTGATTTCTGCAACCCAGCAATCACCATTACCGGATACACCGGAATGTTGACCTTCCTGCAGCAACCCTTCACGGTGATGGTCATACCACTGACCGACACGGTGCTTTTGTTTTATCCGCGACACCGCACGGAAGCTCTTGTCGTTGCCCTCCGGCTGGAATGCCACGGTCAGCGTGGTGCTCTGCCCTTTCACCACCGAGGCTGGCAGGCGTCACGTCATCCGGTTGCCGCGTACCGTCTGCGATCTTCTGCCATGACGGACGCCCACTTGGTGACCTTCACCGTACGGGTGATCACTTCCTTCGCCGTCACCGCCTTACCGATACTGCTGACCCAGCCACGGAACACATCGACCGTGCCGTTCGGGAAGCGGATTTTATAGGCACGGGTATCGCCTTCATTAAACCACGCCAGCAGCGCCTGCTGCCCCTGCTCTCCGGGCATCCACGCCAGCGTGAAGCTGGTATCTCCGGCAGATTTCTGCCCCTGCCCGGTCGCAGTCCAGTCTGCATCTTCATCATCGAGATAGCTGTCGTCATAGGACTCAGCGGTCAGTTCGCCGGGCGTCAGGTCTTTAACTTTAGCCAGACGCGACCAGTCAACGTCTGAAAGCGGGTTCGCATAAGGGTCACCGTTCCCTTATAAACCCACAGTGTGGTCCCGGCCCCTTTCACCGGCATTACAGGATTTGGTACAGGCATAGCGTCCTCACATTTCATAGGTAATGACATAAGTCAGATCGGCTGAACTCCACAGGCCCGCATCATCGTCGCGCCGGTAGTCATAGCCACTGGCCACCATACTGGTGATCAAATCTGACAGTGCCGGGACATCGCTCATCACCGGATAAATCCGGGACTCCATCCACGAATCCAGCTCTGAATCCGGCACCTGAGCAGGCAGGAAAACTTCAATATGCAGCTCCGCCTGCCATGTATCGCTGTCCAGCTCTTCGCCCGTGTATTCAGCGCCGGTGAGATAAACGGCAACTGCCGGAAAATCCGCCTCATCAAAAACAGCGGGGCGACCATCAAAAAGCGTCGCCCCGGTGTCATGCTTCTCCAGTGCATCCAGTACGGCTGCACGGAGTTCAGTATGTTTCATCGCTTTATTACCATTCTCAGTTGATGCTGCAGCGCATAGCCCAGCTCTTTCGGAAGACGTTCACGCCGTATCCGTTCAATATTCTGTTTAAACGCCGTGGTAAGCGGCACCGCCATCGGGATTTTCACCACATCAATGGGGTAACGGTTTTTCCCGGCCACACGCTGCATGACATGCCACCGGCCATTTTTCAGTTGCTGAATAAACGCGCCGGGAATACGACGGTTTCCCACCACAAGCACGCTGCCGCCACCTTTCAGGGATGAACGCTGCCCCTTTTTACGACGCCTGCGGCGCGAAAGGACAACCCGCGCGTTACCCAGCTTGATTACGGGCAAATCCCCCCGGTTAACCCTGATTCTGGCCTGCGGATTTTTGACCGTGGCCCTTTTCAGCCTGGCCCTTTCCTTTACCAGTTTCCGGCGTACCTTTGTCTCACGGGCAACCTGTGCCACCGACTGCGATATCGCGGATGAAGCAACGCGGTTAATGGCCATTGCGGCGGCACCGGGCACCGCCGTTCTGCTGATACGGCTGAGGTTTTCAACGGCCTGCTCAAGACCTTTTATGGCCATACATCCCCCTTTCAGCGGCGACGGTTAACGGCAGGCGGTACGCCCCGCCCAAGCCAGAGATGACAGCTTCCGCCATCATCCGGCGAAATCCGGTCTATCCAGAAGTTTTCCTCACCGATGGTCAGCGTGTCGCCGCGCCGCAGCTGCCGCACATCATCAGTCCGGACAAACAGGGACGGGCTGGAGCCTTCAACGCGCACGCCCTGTCCGGCATAGCTGATATTTTCAGGGTCATCAAAAACACCACGTATCACCGCACCTGACTGCTCACCGGATGTCATGGTGGCTGACGTTCCCATGTACCCGCGTATCGTTTCATCGGCGCGGGCAATGGCAGCATCGAACAGGTTATCGAATCAGCCACAGCGCCTCCCGTTATTGCATTCTGGCCAGGCCATGTTCTGTCATTTCGGCTGCCACACCGGCAGAGACACGAAACGCCGTTCCCGGCAGCACAAATGCCACAGGCTCATCCCGCGTGGCGTGAAGTGCATCAGTATGCAGCGTCACCAGTGCCACGACCGTGACCAGAGCAGCCGTATCAATCACGGTATCCGGCTGCGCTGATACCACCTCATTTTCATGTCCGGTCAGCGCATTTTCCGGGCTGACAGATGTGTCCTGACCGGCAGCGTCATCCGTGTCATCAAGCTCCTCTTCCAGCTCTGCCACACGGAGCACCAGTTCTTCTTTCGTCCCCGTCAGGCTGACATCACGGTTCAGTTGCTCACCCAGCACCTGAAGACGGGCAATCAGTTCATCTTTCGTCATAGACTCCTCCACAGAGAGAAAATGGCCCCGAAGGGCCATGATTACGCCAGTTGTACGGACACGAACGCATCAGGGTCAGCCAGCAGCATCAGCGGTGCTGACTGAATCATGGTGAACTCACGCGCCGGATCGCCGGTGGTCACCCAGTTTTTCGGGTAGCGGGCAGAGGCGTTAATACCTTCGCGCTGTGCGTCCGCATCCTGAATGCAGCCATAGGTGCGCAGACCGCGTGCCTGAGTGTTCCCCAGCACCATCGTGTTGTCCGGAAGGAAGTTCTTTTTGACGTCGTTTTCCACGTACTGTCCGGAATACACGACGATCGCCGTATCGCCATACATCCCCTTATAGGACACCGCTTCGCCCAGGTCTTTTACCGCTGTCTCCAGCTCGGAATTAGAGCCGCGACGGGTATCCAGCTTCTCCTTGACGGCTTTGAAGGAACGGAACAGCGCCCAGCCTTTCGGATCAAACACGATGATATTCACCACGCCGCTGGCGTTCAGCGCGTAGGCTTCGATATCGTCGGTCGGGTCATACGTGGACTTGTCACGCTTGCTCCACTCCGTGCCGCCGGACTGCGTGATGTTGTTGGCCGCACTGCGGCCCATATCCACCTCAACCGGATCGAAAGCTTCACCGGTCATGGTGTATTTGCCCTTAAGCACGGCAGAAACTGCCTGCATCTCTTCGACCTGGGCAATGGCCAGCTCTTCGTCACGCATGTTCTGCATAATGATGCGACGGCGGCGGTAAGCCGGGTCCGCCAGATTCTGCGGATCTTCATCCGGCAGGCGACGCAGGGTCATCTGCGGATTCACCTCATGCTTCGGCTTGACATATCCCGGCGTAAATTCAGAGGTGGAGCCGCCACGGGAGCGGATAACCTCACCGGAAACAATCGGCGAAACGTACAGCGCCATGTTTACCAGCCCCGGAATTTGTGAGAGATAGACTTTCTCCGTGGTGAAGGGATAGCTCTCACGGAAAAAGAGACGCAGAAACAGCGGATCAAACTTAAATTTCTTCTCATTTGCCGCCAGCAGCTGGGCGGTTGTGTACATCGACATAAAAAAATCCCGTAAAAAAAGCCGCACAGGCGGCCTTTAGTGATGAAGGGTAAGGTTAAACGATGCTGATTGCCGTTCCGGCAAACGCGGTCCGTTTTTTCGTCTCGTCGCTGGCAGCCTCCGGCCAGAGCACATCCTCATAACGGAACGTGCCGGACTTGTAGAACGTCAGCGTGGTGCTGGTCTGGTCAGCATCAACCGCCAGAATGCCAACGGCAGTACCGTCGGTGGTGCCATCCCACGCAACCAGCTTACGGGTGGAGGTGTCCAGCATCAGCGGGGTCATTGCAGGCGCTTTCGCACTCAATCCGCCGGGCGCGGTTGCCGTATGTGCCGGGTCACTGTTGCCCAGCGGCTGGTAATGGGTAAAGGTTTCTTTGCTCGTCATAAACATCCCTTACACTGGTGTGTTCAGCAAATCGTTAACGGCATCAGATGCCGGGTTACCTGCAGCCAGCGGTGCCGGTGCCCCCTGCATCAGACGATCCAGCGCAGTGTCACTGCGCGCCTGTGCACTCTGTGGTGCTGCGGCCAGAATGCGGCGGGCCGTTTCCACGGTCATACCGGGGGTTTCTGCCAGCACGCGCGCCTGTTCTTCGCGTCCGTGAGCCTCCTCACAGTTGAGGATCCCCATAATGCGGCTGTTTTCTGCCGCAACCGCTGCAGTGATCTGCGCGTTCACGTCCGGCTGCGCCGCGCTGGCGTTTTCGCCCTCCGTCGCTGGCACCACGTCAGTAACGTCAGCTGCGAAGCAGTGGCTGAAACAGTTGTTGATTGAGTCTCTTTGGTCATTCGCCCTCCTGAGAGACGGGATTTAGGCATCCAGTGCATCACGCATGACGGTGATCGCATCGGTGCTGTTAACAAGTTCATCAGCCAGTCCGGCATCAATGGCCTCCTGACCGCTGTACACTGCAGCCTCGGTATCCAGCACAGCCTGCACAGACAGGCCGGTATATGCCGACACCTTCTGCGCAAACATCTGGCGGGTTGCGTCCATCCGGGACTGCAGTGTCTCCCGGACGTCATCCGGAAGATGGCTGTAGGATTGCCATCCACCTTATGGCTGCCGCTGTAAATCAGCGTGATTTCCACCCCTGTTTCTCCAGGGCAGCACCGTAATTACTGTGAGCCATCATGACGCCGATGGAGCCTGTCCGGGCGGTCTGCGTGACCAGACGCCGGGAGGCGGCACTGGCAAGCAGCTGACCTGCACTGCAGTTCATGTCGTTGGCCAGCGCCCATACCGGTTTTATGTCCGCACACGGGCGATGATGTCAGCGCAGTCAAATGCCCCCGCCACCATTCCGCCTGGCGTGTCCATATCGAGCAGAATGCCGTCCACCATCGGGTCGCTGGCAGCCTGTTGCAGACGGGCGATAATGCCGTTGTAACCGGTCATCCCCGAGTACGGCTGCAGCGCCCGCGTCCGGCTGACCAGCGTGCCGGAACCGCAGCACGGCGATGCCGTTCATGACCTGATAACTGCGGGCCTGTCGTGGTCCGTCATCATCACCGGATAACGCCAGCGTCGCGAGTGTCTCCTGGGCAGTCAGGCTGTCACCGGACACCGCATCCGTCAGGCGGCTGATCCCAAGCTGGCCTGCAAGCGCACAAAAGAAAACCCGCGCATAGGCGGGTTCAAGCATCAGCGGCTCATTAAAGGCCATGCTGGCAATATGCGGGAGATTACGCAGCTCTGCTGTCACTCTTCTCCTCCTCTGTTGATTGTCGCAGCCCGGATTCAAATGCCGCAGCCGCCCAGGCGGGTGGTTTAAGACCGGCTGTACGACGCTCCATCGTTTCACGGACCTGCTGGGCAAAAATTTCCTGATAGTCATCGCCGCGTTTTGCACACTCTTTTTCGTAGGTACTCAGCCCGGCTTCTATCAGCATCACCGCTTCCTGAACTTCTTTCAGACCATCGATGGCCATACGACCGTAGCCTATCCAGTCGCAGTTCCCCCAGGCACTACGGGCTTCCTGAAAACTGAAGCGCGCTTTTGAAGGTAACGTCACCACGCGGCGAACGATGGCCTCTTCCAGCCAGCACAGAAACATCTGGCTCGCCTGACGGGATGCGACGAATTTTCGCCGCCCCATAAAGTGCGCCCACGACTCGTTCGCGCTGGCCCGTGCCGTGGAGTAGCTCATCTGGGCGTAATTCCGGGAAAGCTGCTCATACGAGACACCCAGTCCGGCAGCGATATACCGCAGCAGTGACTGCTCAAACACGGAGTAGCCGTTATCCGTGTCCTGAGCCGTCTGCAGGTTCAGTGAGTCACCCGGCATCAGGTGCGGCACTTTTGCGCCTCCCAGACGGACCGGTGCTGCGGCGTAATACGCGGCAATTTCACCAATCCAGCCGGTCAGCTGTCCCGCTGCTCCTGACTGTTCGCGCCCAGAATAAAATCCATCGCTGACTGCGTATCCAGCTCACTTCAATGGTGGCGGCATACATCGCCTTCACAATGGCGCTCTGCAGCTGCGTGTTCTGCAGCGTGTCGAGCATCTTCATCTGCTCCATTACGCTGTAAAACACATTTGCACCGCGGGTCTGCCCGTCCTCCACGGGTTCAAAAACGTGAATGAACGAGGCGCGCCCGCCGGGTAACTCACGGGGTATCCATGTCCATTTCTGCGGCATCCAGCCAGGATAGCCGTCCTCGCTGACGTAATATCCCAGCGCCGCGCCGCTGTCATTAATCTGCACACCGGCACGGCAGTTCCGGCTGTCGCCGGTATTGTTCGGGTTGCTGATACGCTTCGGACTGACCATCCTGAACTGTGTCCGGAACAGTCGCGACGGGCTGGTATCCCAGGTGGCCTGAACGAACAGTTCACCGTTAAAGGCATGCATGGCCACACCTTCCCGAATCATCATGGTAAACGTGCGTTTTCGCTCAACGTCAATGCAGCAGCAGTCATCCTCGGCAAACTCTTTCCATGCCGCTTCAACCTCGCGGGAAAAGGCACGGGCTTCTTCCTCCCCGATGCCCAGATAGCGCCAGCTTGGGCGATGACTGAGCCGGAAAAAAGACCCGACGATATGATCCTGATGCAGCTGGATGGCGTTGGCAGCATAGCCGTTATTGCGTACCAGATCGTCCGCGCGGGCATTGCCACGGGTAAAGTTGGGCAGCAGGGCTGCATCCACACTTTCACTCGGTGGATTCCACGCCCGCAACTGCCCACCAAATCCGCTGCCACCGCCGTGATAACCGGCATATTCACGCAGTGATGTCATGCCGTCCGGCCCCAGAAGGGTGGGAATGGTGGACGTTTTCATACATAAAATCCTGCAGGTCCCCTGCGTCGCTGTGTCATGCCGGTCTGCACTTCCAGCTCCGCAATGTATTTTTTCAGGTCAGACACGGAAGTGGCCGTAAACTCCACTCTCCGTCCGTCTTTCTGTACCGTTGCCACCCGTTTTCCTGTCATCAGGTCATGCAGTGCCGCACGGGCAGCGGCAAGTTCTTCCTGTCGCGTCATTCATCCTCTCCGGATAAGGCACGGGCGTAATCTGCCAGTGTTTTCTTGTTGGTTGCTGCACCATCCTCTTCCTGCAGGCTCGCCAGCAGTGCACTGAGATCCAGCTGCCAGCGGGAAATACTGATGCGCAGCGCCGCCAGCGCATAAACGAAGCAGTCGAGCGCCTCATTGCGTCGCTTTTTGCTGTCCCACAGTATTTTTTTCCTGCCATCCACCCATTTTTCGACCTGCTCTTCAGCAGTCAGCTGCTGCGCTTCGGTCAGATCAAAAATATCCGGGTTATTCGGGAAGTGAACGGCACCGGGAAGCGGTTCATCCCCTTCCGGCGTCAGTGTGAAGCGGTTATAAATCTGCTCTTTCGCGGTATCCGTACCGATTTCGGTAAGGTAAACCCCGTTTTTGTTTCGCTTACGTGGCATGCTGGCCACCGGCTTTCCGTAGACGGATGCCCCTTTAATGGGGATCACCCGGAACAGCCCATGTTTTTTCGAGCGTTCATACACAATGGTCGGGTCAATCCCGCCAGTATCCCAGCAGATACGGGATATCGACATTTCTGCACCATTCCGGCGGGTATAGGTTTTATTGATGGCCTCATCCACACGCAGCAGCGTCTGTTCATCGTCGTGGCGGCCCATAATAATCTGCCGGTCAATCAGCCAGCTTTCCTCACCCGGCCCCCATCCCCATACGCGCATTTCGTAGCGGTCCAGCTGGGAGTCGATACCGGCGGTCAGGTAAGCCACACGGTCAGGAACGGGCGCTGAATAATGCTCTTTCCGCTCTGCCATCACTTCAGCATCCGGACGTTCGCCAATTTTCGCCTCCCACGTCTCACCGAGCGTGGTGTTTACGAAGGTTTTACGTTTTCCCGTATCCCCTTTCGTTTTCATCCAGTCTTTGACAATCTGCACCCAGGTGGTGAACGGGCTGTACGCTGTCCAGATGTGAAAGGTCACACTGTCAGGCGGTTCAATCTCTTCACCGGATGACGAAAACCAGAGAATGCCATCACGGGTCCAGATCCCGGTCTTTTCGCAGATATAACGGGCATCAGTAAAGTCCAGCTCCTGCTGGCGGATGACGCAGGCATTATGCTCGCAGAGATAAAACACGCTGGAGGGGTCATCCGGCGTCCATTTGAGGCCAAACGGCGTCTCTTTATCGCCAAATTTAAGGTACTGCTCCTCCCCGCAGTGCGGGCAGGCAACATGAAAACGCATAAAATGCGGGGATTCACTGGCTGCACGCTCAATCTGGCATGTGCCTCTCACTTTGGGCGTGGAGCCACGGATGGACTTTGGCCAGACCGAGCCTTCAATACGTTTGTCGCCCAGGAACGTCGGAGAGCCTTCCTGTTCAATATCCTCATCAAAGGCAGCAAGTTCATCATAACCCGCCACATCCACCGACTTTTCACGGTAGTTTTTTGCCGCTTTACCGCCCAGGCACCAGAAGCCACGACCATTGGAAAAACGCTTCATGGTGAGCGTGTTATCCCGGTGCTTTTTGCCATACCACGGAGCCAGCGCCAGCAGCGACGGAATATCGCGGATGGTCGGCTCAACGTGGGTTTTCATAAAGTTCTCGGCATCACCATCCGTCGGCAACCAGATAAGGGTGTTGCGCTGCTTATGCTCTATGAAGTAGGCATAAACACCCAGCAGCATTTTGGAATAACCACACGGGCAGACTTCACCACATTCACCTCCGGATGTAGTCACTGCCCATCGCATTCATGATGGCCCGCTGAAAGGGCAGTGTTTCCCAGCGCCCTTCCTGGTATGCGGATTCTTTCGGGAGATAGTAATTAGCATCCGCCCATTCAACGGCGGTCTGTGGCTCCGGCCGGAACAGTGAGCGAAGCCCGGCGCGGACAAAATGCCGCAGCCTGTTAACCTGACTGTTCGATATATTCACTCAGCAACCCCGGTATCAGTTCATCCAGCGCGGCTGCTTTGTTCATGGCTTTGATGATATCCCGTTTCAGGAAATCAACATGTCGGTTTTCCAGTTCCGGAAAACGCCGCTGCACCGACAGGGGGATCCCGTCGAGAATACTGGCAATTTCACCTGCGATCCGCGACAACACGAAAGTACAGAATGCGGTTTCCACCACTTCAGCGGAGTCTCTGGCATTCTTCAGTTCCTGTGCGTCGGCCTGCGCACGCGTAAGTCGATGGCGTTCGTACTCAATAGTCCCTGGCTGGAGATCTGCCTCGCTGGCCTGCCGCAGTTCTTCAACCTCCCGGCGCAGCTTTTCGTTCTCAATTTCAGCATCCCTTTCGGCATACCATTTTATGACGGCGGCAGAGTCATAAAGCACCTCATTACCCTTGCCACCGCCTCGCAGAACGGGCATTCCCTGTTCCTGCCAGTTCTGAATGGTACGGATACTCGCGCCGAAAATGTCAGCCAGCTGCTTTTTGTTGACTTCCATTGTTCATTCCACGGACAAAAACAGAGAAAGGAAACGACAGAGGCCAAAAAGCTCGCTTTCAGCACCTGTCGTTTCCTTTCTTTTCAGGGGGTGTTTTAAATAAAAACATTAAGTTACGACGAAGAAGAACGGAAACGCCTTAAACCGGAAAATTTTCATAAATAGCGAAAACCCGAGAGGTCGCCGCCCCGTAACCTGTCGGATCGCCGGAAAGGACCCGCAAAATGATAATAATTATCATCTACATGTCACAACGTGCATCTACGCCATCAAACCACGTCAAATAATCAATTATGACGCAGGTATCGTATTAATTGATCTGCATCAACTTAACGTAAAAACAACTTCAGACAATACAAATCAGCGACACTGAATACGGGGCAACCTCATGTCAACGAAGAACAGAACCCGCAGAACAACAACCCGCAACATCCGCTTTCCTAACCAAATGATTGAACAAATTAACATCGCTCTTGAGCAAAAAGGGTCTGGGAATTTCTCAGCCTGGGTCATTGAAGCCTGCCGTCGGAGACTAACGTCAGAAAAGAGAGCATATACATCAATCCAAAGTGATGATGAATAAACATCCCGGTTTCTTCCACCATCGCACCGGAAAAGCGACTATGAGGGTAACCCTGCGTCTGTCAGCACAGTAAAACCCGGTGTGCATCGTTTTTGATTATTCCCGCACACTCACGCAGAAGGAATTCCCCGTCGGGCTACGGTCATGGTTAATGCGGGAATACGGCGACGATACAGCGCAGCTAAAAGGGTAATGGACAGATAGAGCGGTTTATTTCATTCCACAGGATTCTGAGTGCCCCCCCTCCTCCAATAGGCTGAGCATCCACCTATATAGTTTTAATTTTCATCAATCCATTTAACTATCGTTTAATTGTTGTCACATAGGATTCTGCCGTTTTTAACAATGCAGGATAATAAGATGAAAAAAATGTTGTTTTCTGCCGCTCTGGCAATGCTTATTACAGGATGTGCTCAACAGACGTTTACTGTTGGAAACAAACCGACAGCAGTAACACCAAAGGAAACCATCACCCATCATTTCTTCGTTTCGGGAATTGGACAGGAGAAAACTGTTGATGCAGCCAAAATTTGTGGCGGCGCAGAAAATGTTGTTAAAACAGAAACCCAGCAAACATTCGTAAATGGATTTCTCGGTTTTATTACTTTAGGCATTTATACTCCGCTGGAAGCGCGTGTGTATTGCTCACAATAACTGCATGAGTTGCCCATCAAACGGGCAACTCTTTCTACTTTGTTCCTCCCCCCCGGAAACGGCGGAAGTAAGAAATTATGTCATCGAATGATCACAAACATAGAATTTCATGCTTTCCGGACGCAAGTGACCCCTTCATTTTTCAGCAAAATATTCTGCTCTTACAGGCGATCAGTTCTGCATACACTGCCGAACACCGTCGACAATTTCACAGACCTGAGAAGCCGTATCGAAAAGCTGGCGCGCTTTATCCAGGCTGACGCATCCCACCAAGAAAAAAGGCACCAGTATCGCTACCAGTGCCCATTTCGCCGCCGTTCGCGGCATTCTGTGTGTCCAGTGTTTTCGCGTCATATCACCACCAACGCACAGCCCAAATCAGAACAGCGACCGCCACAAGGCGAATTGCAAAGGCCGCAGCCCTTGTCAAATCAAGGCTCGCGGGAGTTTCCACTTCAATACCTTTCATAATGGACAACCTCAAAAAGAATCTTTTATACTTTCCCACGAGGATTTTCTCCGTACTCACTACTCACAATTTCCTCTTTGACGTGAAAACTAAAAACCCCGGACTGTTCCAGCAGCCGGGGTTTTTGCTATCTGATGCGGTACCCCTTACTTTCGCTCATCGTAACCCCAGAAAAGAGCCTGCGTGAGTTGAGGGTGTTCAGCACTTCAGCGTCAGTTTTTAAACTGCTACGCGCTCTTTCATCCAGCCGTAGACAAACGACTCGTTGGCCTCGCGTTTTTCTGCCAGCTCCAGATAGCGGTCGCCCTGCGTGCAATTCAGCGCCTTCAGCATCACCAGTTCGCCGTCTTTGCCGCGTTTTTGCAGATAAGTCCGTAGTGCATTAATCGTGCGGGGGCCGATACGCCCGTCTGCGTCCATATCCGGGAACAATTTGCCTTGCAGGTTGAAAACGTTCAGCCAGCGTTGGAGCATTTTCGATGCTACGGACGGCCCCATATTCACACCGGTATCACACAACTCTGCAGCAATATCAGAGGATAATGCGGCCACCTGATCAAAGCGTGGTCCGAACCAGTAATCCGCCTCAAGGATTTCCAGTGCCTGTTCGCGTGTCAGGTCACGCATATCGCCCTGATATCCGTGAGCGCGGGCGACTTTTTCCGTAATACCCCATTTTGTCGGTCCGCCTTTATCATCCGGGTGATTGACGTAACCGCCCTCTTTTCCCAGAACTTCGTCAAAAATTTCATCTTTCGACTTCATATCAGCGTCTTCGTAATACAAAGATTTTTGAAACGTTCCCGCGTGCGCGAATAACCAACACGCAGAACAGCAGATTAAGCCCCACCGCCAGCCAGTTCGCCGCTAACGGGCGACCGCACAGATAACTGAGTGGTGCAAAGGCATAAAGCAGCATCAGCAGCCAGGCCAGCCATGACATCAACGGTTTATGTCTGGAATCACGACGACGATAAAAAAAGAGCGTCAGCACGATAACCGTGCATAACGCCACATTCAGCAATCCGGGAAGGTTACTTAACATTGCCGCCTCCTCCGCCCCGCAGACGGGAGAACAGACCGGACACCAGTGATGCAATATCCTGCTGGTGGATGAACGAGAGAATCTTCACCGACACCACTGACACCAGTACTGCACACAATGCGTCGACAGGTGCACCGTCAAACTCTGTATGCTTTACCAGCCAGGATGCCAGAACTTCTGCCCCCAGCACACCAACAATGAACGACACCAGAAAATGTGCCGCCACACGCCAGGCTGAAAGCGCCTGCGGCATCGTTGCCACAAATAACGCCCCGGCAAAGGCACCAAACACAATCCCGAAATCCGTTCCGGTAAACAGCCCGTACACCGTCGCCCCGCCGAGCGCTGCAGCCGTGCCGGAACCGGATAAGGGTTCAGACATACTTTTTCTCCTGTAAATAAAAAAGGGCCACCAGCGGCCCGTAAAAAAACACCCCGTGAAAGGCACCCGCAGATACCTTTTATGTGGTGTTATCTGATGTGATATGCGCCTGACGTGGCTCGGAGAAAATGAAATAAAGCTTATCTGAAATTAAGGTTAATCCGGGGGTTTAAACCATTTTTAAAGCTTAGTAATATCAAATCGTCTCCTGGAGGAGACTGATGCTTATTCTTCTTCACGGACTTTGTCCCGCGGCGTTAATCCGACAGCCGCGCTTTTTTTGCGCTCAGTTCATTATTGGCTTTCATGGCCTTGCCACACGGGTAATATCAATGCCCGTGTATTCTTTTCTGAGTTCAGAATAAAAAAAACCGCCCGGAACGGCGGTTGAAAAATGCCAGAGATGAATCATTTTTGTAGTAGAAAAACAGAGGTGTCGGGTGCCCCCCGAAGTATCCATCTCTCCATGAATACTGTGGTTTCCCGCTAAACAGTTACATAAACCACCCTCGCACTGAGGAACACCTCTGTAGTGTTATTTACAACACCGGGATAGTGCATCATCGGCCCCTGTCAGGAAATGCTCAATTTCCACCGATAATGCACCATTCCAGTGGTGTAAAAAACAGCACTGTGGCTATAACCGACCTCAAATCACAGCCAGAAAACAGAATGCCTTTTAAAAACAACCTGCTCCCACGCAATAAAAAATACGCCAGTGCAACGATACAATAAGGCTTGTTTCTCTGGAGCGGGTAGCGGGAATCGAACCCGCATCATCAGCTTGGAAGGCTGAGGTAATAGCCATTATACGATACCCGCATATGGTGCCGACTACCGGAATCGAACTGGTGACCTACTGATTACAAGTCAGTTGCTCTGCCTGCTGAGCTAAGTCGGCACAGGTTCCTCAAGAGAAATAAAAATGACCGCGCTTACATCCCCTTCGGAACCGGGTACCGATATTAATAATGCCAGCTCTCTTTTCAATGGAAAATCATATCAAGATTTGTAAATATACGTATATATTTTTATTTTTTATGAAATAAAGAAATTATTAAATGCATATTTAACGATTATTTTTTATTTCAGTTACAGTCTGATTAAATCTCTCTTCTTCCAGTTCCACGCCAATTGCGCGACGTCCCAGTGAAAGTGCTGCTTTTATTGTTGAGCCAGACCCCATAAAAAAATCAGCGACCAAATCACCGGGGCGACTGCTGGCAGTAATTATCTGACGCAACATATCTGCCGGTTTTTCACAGGGATGTTTGCCTGGATAATACTGCACAGGCTTGTGCGTCCAGACATCCGTATACGGAACAGCAGCTGATACGGAAAAATAACGCCGCAGGGATTTATACTCCTCCTGCAGGCTGGCATATTGCCGGTTCAGTTCACTGTATGTGCTGACCAGCTGGTGGTGCGGCTTTTCCAGCTCCCCGCGCTGGTGTTTTTCTGCTGCAACACGCGCGAACAGCGCCTGAAGTTTTTTGTAATCAGCCTCGTTCGGCAACTGCCACTGACTGGCACCAAACCAGTGTGACGCCATGTTTTTCTTTCCGGTGGCTTCCGCTATCTGTTTTGATGTTATTCCCAGAGATTCTCGCGCATCACGAAAGTAAGAAATCAGCGGGGCCATGACGCACTGTTTAAGCTCGCGCCCCTTTGCCGCATAGCCGTCATTTTTGGGCTGGTATGGCCCCTGATAATGTTCAGCAAACAGAATGCGCTCTGTTGCCGGGAAATACGCCCGCAGGCTTTCCTTGTTGCATCCGTTCCAGCGTCCGGACGGCTTCGCCCAGATAATGTGGTTCAGCACATTAAAGCGTTCACGCATCATGATTTCGATATCAGATGCCAGGCGATGCCCACAGAACAGGTAAAGGCTTCCGGCAGGTTTCAACACCCGCCAGAACTGGGCCAGACAGTGGTCCAGCCACTTAAGGTAATCTTCGTCCCCTTTCCACTGATTGTCCCAACCGTTGGGTTTCACCTTGAAGTAAGGCGGATCGGTAACAATCAGGTCAATGGAATCATCAGGCAGGGACTGAATAAAATGCAGGCAATCAGCGTTGATTAAATCAACACTGTTTATTTTTACAGTATTTTTCATGGATCAGTAAGCGTAACTCTGGTAGGCTCACTCTGCTTTTGCGCTAAAGCAGTGGGCCGTGGTTCGCTTGTGACCAGTAAGCATGAGCGAATGGCTGGCAGGTGCTACCAACACCCACCAGCCGCCCATTTTCACAAATTAAAAGCCCTTCATTGCTGAAGACGTCTGTAACAGCCGAACTGGTAATCTGCCAGCCCCGCCATAACCAACTGGGTCAGTATTAACTGACAGCGTTCGCGTGAAAGGTATGTGTTTTGTGCAATCTCCCCGACTGTTGCCGGTTCGATGCTTAATTCATTAAAAACAACTTTCGCCGTTTCTGTCATATCTTGCTGTTTTAGCATGTCTTTTTCCCTTCTGGTTAACATGACATACCAATAACTCTTGTCTAAAAAGCCAGCAAGATAAAAAGTCAGTATTCACTACCACCAGCGTGTTTACCGTACTGCACCAAGTTTACAGGTACAAAAAAACCCGCTCGACGGCGGGTTTAAGCTGTGTGGCGAAGTAACCACTCTTAACAGATTACAAGAATTTTTGCGTACGCGTTAATTTTTTTGTATTTTTCTCATTACACAACATATAAACCCTATGTAAAAAATGACAGCAGAAATAGCCGTATTTAACAAGACCGCAGTAGCTTTAGCCGCAGATTCAGCTGTAACGATTTCTGGAGGCGGCAAACATAAAATCTATAATGGCGCTGAAAAGCTTTTCGCTCTCACTAAACATCATCCTGTAGGTTTGATGGTATATGGAACTGGTGATCTCTGCACAGCTCCATGGGAGCTTATCATTAAGGCTTATAGAAAGGATTTAGGCTCTAAATGTTTTGACTCTTTGGAGGAATATGCTGAGGATTTCTTCAATTATCTACAGTCAGCTAAATCAATCATCACACCAGGTATGCGTGAGGCTCATCTTTATCACTTCCTGAGCGAGATTGTATTCAGCATGCTTGTTGATGCTTTTTCTGAAGGTCTCGAACCAACATATCTCGTTAACTTCGATAAGAATCAATTTGTTACAGACCTCACGAATTATTGCAACGATCTCCTTACAAAATTATCTGATATTAATTACTTTGATGGTTTTACTCCGGATGATGAACAAGCAGCCCAAACCTATGCTTCATCAATTACCCAACGCATCATTGCTCAAAAGTTTAGTGACTTTGATTCAATATCCATAACTCCACAGTTGACAAAAGCAGTTAGTGATGTATTGGCAGCTATGATATGCAAGCAAAGTGATATTGGTTCCGTCTCTGGGATTGTGATTGCAGGTTATGGCGATAAAGACTATTACCCTAAAGTATTATCATATGAAGTTTGTGGCTTCTTTAATGATAAAATAAGGAAAACCACAGATGCTGACAAGTGCTGCATCACTCCTAATTGCGGCGTGACTCCCTTTGCGCAAGAGGATGAAGTTTCTGCTTTCATGCAAGGAGCTAGTTCACATCTTATCCAAAATCTTCATGCTGAGTATCAACGTTCTATCGGCGATTTACTTGATGGTATTGATTCAGTAATCACAGATTTGGTGCCCACTTCAGATATCGAAGGAGCCAAGGATGCTATAGTTGATGTAGTGCGCAGAACTGTTTCCGATTGCAAGGGGCGTATTGATAGCTTTGTCCGAGAAAACTATGTTGACAAAGTCGTAAATATGATCGAGTTTTTACCCAAGCAAGATTTAGCTTATATGGCTGAATCATTAGTAAATTTAACCGCTTTCAAGCGCAAGGTCTCCGATGATACTGAAACAGTGGGAGGCCCCATAGATGTTGCAATCATTTCTAAAGCTGATGGTTTTATCTGGGTTAAACGTAAGCACTATTTTGCAAAAGAACTGAACCATCACTACTTTTCACGGTCATAGCAACAAATAGACAAGGGGAACACATGTCACTTAAGCAAGCCTATGAAAGAACTCAACCCAAAAGCATCAATGATTTCTTTCAGTTGAGTACTTCTGGAAAGAGTCGACGTACTGTAACAAGCCAATCTAACTTCTTTACTAAATTGAACAAAACATTACCTGCACAATCCTAAAATGCTAAAAGCCACTACGGTGGCTTTTAGCTTTTATTTACATGCAATAACGCTCGTAATACCCTCTACAAAACCAATTGCAGTTTGTAATTCCTTTCTAATCGTGCCATCTGAACACCTTCTCTTTTTGGCAATAGTGCGTAATGAGATACCAATAACAAAGTGGGCTATGATGAGCTCATATTCCTCTGGTTTATACCTTCTCAACCGAGCCACACAACTGTCTATCATAATGCCTTCGTCATCATCACACTGAATCCGTGACTTTTTACCATGAGGTAAAAGCCCCTTGAAGCCCGCTGCTATCGGTTGCCAATCGACACCACTATTTTCTGCTGCAGCCCATGCCCCCCAGCGGTCTAAAACCTCATACATATCACGCCCCATTACTATCACCTCTAATTTCGCAAATCTTCACGCCCAGCCGACCACCAGGAACGAGCTTACCGCGCACAATATTGATTTCATCAAACTGCTCGTCGTCTATGAGAAGCCCCGCATGCGTCAGTGCATCCAGCGGTGCTTTCAGGATATTGTCCAGGTCCCGACGGCGCTTATCCGGCGGCTCTGCAGTAATTTTTATTGCCAGCCTTCCGGACAGGTTTAATTTCAGCCGCTGCTGGCGGACAATAAGTGCCACATCCCGGCGATAACGCTCACCGGCTTTTGATACAAAATATGTGCTGCCACGACGACGCCAGTAGGTGTTCACCGTCGGCGGGTAAGGCAAAACAAACTCTATACGCATCAGTAACCTCTTTTACCCGAGCACGCCGGTTGCAAAGGCGCGATCAAGAAAACGAAAAATTAAATCAATCTGGGAACCATGCTTTTCTTCGAACGCCAGCGGATCCGCATGAAGCTCGTTGTGATGCTCCCGACACAGCGGTAGCGTGAAAATATCGTGGGATTTTGTCCCTATTCCGCCCTGACCATGACCAATCAGGTGATGGGGATCGTCGGCTGGCTTATCACAACACGCACACGGCTGTGTCTTTACCCAGCGCGTATATTTCTCATTTACCCAACGGCGACGTTTAGGTCGCTTCATGAAAGATTCCGGAGACTCCGGATCAACAGCAATGCTGACCACCGTCTTTTCCTGTGGTGGATTTTGCTGGTGGGCGTGAGGCAGCGGCGCAAGATTTTTTGTGCGCTGCTTCAGTATGCTGGTGGCGGTCTGCTCTCCCGGTACGATGTCGCTTTCGCGGTACACCGAGCGAATTTTTTCCGCACGTAACCCCAGAGAACGACGTAATACTACCTCCGGTAGTGCGTCCGCCACCTGATTGCAGACAGCCCACCAGGATAATTCAGCCAGCGATAATTCCCGCTCCTGTGTGCCATTCATTGCATGGCGCATGACATCAATCATCCATGCTGACAGGTTTTGGTGAGCAAGTTGCTCAAGTGATTCGGAGGACTGGTCACGCAACTGGTTGTCACAGTGCCAGCACAACACCATCGCGCCAGCACCGTAACGATGTATGACGGTTTCGCTGTGATGGTAATCACCATGAGGCCACTGGCAGGATTTAATATGGCGCAACAGCCAGTCAGACAATGCACCAGCACCACCAGCAGCACGAATCACCCGTGCGTTACTGAAAAACGGCAGCAATGTTTTGTCTTCCACTAGCGGCTGGCGAACGGCAGGAACGACCCCGGACGGCAGATTACGCATGCTTTTCGGTTCCGGCTCCACCAGTACCCGGGTATTGTGGAATACCGGCATGGATTCCCGGCCCGGCTTAACGATCACCAGCCCGAGTTCCGGTACCAGAACAGGTCGAAGTAATACCCGCACGTTACCTCCAGATGCGTTGCTGGAATGTGCGGGACGGACGCGGTGGGCGTTCGGAGTAAGGAAGCCTGACGGAGATTATCCAGTGACGATAATCGAGGCTGAGGGCTTTCTTAATCTCGTATCCGTGTCTGCGGTAGCACTGAATTAGCCACTCGGCCTGTTCTTCAGTGCATGGGGGATGCTGGAACCAGTCAGATTTGAAAGTGCGGGAACGCCGCCCGTGCCTGCTGGCAAAGACGGCAGAATCATCAGAATTGTGTAATTTGGTATCGTGCGCCATCGGTTGTCTCTGCTGGCGCAGCAGGTGCCAGTTGTTCAGGCTGGCGTGCGAATTGTAAACCAGAATGCTAGGAAAAAACAAAACCCGCCGAAGCGGGTTAAGTGCGGGTGCGTTGAGGATGCCTGACACATCAGAGGTGGCGAGGGATTCTCCCCCGCCTGGTCTCTTACTCCTCAGGTTCGTAAGCTGTGAAGACAGCGACCTCCGTCTGGCCGGTTCGGATTCGTACCTCGCAGAGGTCTTTCCTCGTTACCAGTGCCGTCACTATGACGGTTAAACAGATGACGATCAGGGCGATTAACATCGCCTTTTGCTGCTTCATAGCCTGCTTCTCCTTGCCTTTCGGCACGTAAGAGGCTAACCTAGATTTGCCGTTCATAGATTGAGCCTCAGATTAATGTTAAGCGTCTTGCAGGACGCGTAATGTTAACTGGGGCTTTTCTCTATCTGCCTTTGGTGTTCATGCCTGAGACAGATAGCCTCAAGCACCCGCAGCCATTCTACTTAACTCCCGTTACCTCGCCAATATAAAATCAATCAGAAAGGCGATCCATAAGAACAACAGCAAGACAATAAATTGCCATTACAGCTGCAATAGCCAGCGCACATTTGAGAACCAGCACGACAACCTCCTGTATTGGACGTACACCAGTCCTGATAAATATGAGGCTGTCTCATCATTGATGAGATACAACTATTGGGTATAGTTTCTGTGATTTTGTTCTGTAGAAATGGAACACAACAACCAGTCACCACCAGTACTTCTTTAAATACGCCAAGTCCGACGCAAGCTAACCTTCTAGTCCGCTTTGAGCGAGAAGCGGAAGTATGAAACTTGTTCTCACCACCGATGAAGCATTACAAACAATGCAGTTAGTTTATCAACGGGCAGGATCAGGGCGTACTCTCAAGCGGTTTAAGATTGATAACCTCAGGTACATTCATCTTGCCACGTTTCATATAGCGTATTTGCGACAGAGTTCATGTGAAGAAACACCGACTACGAGGATGATATTCATGTTGTATTGTTCGGGAAATCACTTCTTCATATGGAACCCTCATCACACTTACAAAACCATTATTAACATAGCTTAAGTGTTAATCAAAATTGAGCCATTCACATTACATTAGGTAAGGTATCTTACTAAAAATATTGTAATGTTTTGTTTTTAAAGATAAAGATTTCAGGTTGA